GTCGTTCGCGCCCGTGGTGTTCCCGTTCGCCAGCACCTCGGCCAGCGTGTCCACCGTGGCGACCTTGGTGTCCACATACGCCTTGATGCTCTGCTGGGTCGCCAGCGCGGTCGCGCTGTCCGAGGCCATATTGTCCTCGTCCAGAATGTTCGTGACCGTCGTGGCCCCAGTCCCCTTGAGGCTGGCAAAGGTGACGAGGCCCGTCGAGGTCACCGCCCCCGCCGTAATCGTCCCGGCGCTGAAGTTGCCCGAGGCGTCGCGGAGGACGATGGTGCTGGCCGTATTATCCGACCGCTCCACGATCCGAGGCGTCGAGAACTCGACGTACAGGACGCCGTTGTTGGCGTTGGAGCGGAGGACGAAGGCAATGGGCTGGTAGTTGCCAGAGGTCGGCTTCGTAGCGGTAAACCCGCCCGAGGTGTTGGGGTAGAGGATGTCGCCAACGCTAAACGCATTGGTCGCTACATCCTGAATAAGCCCCGTGTTCGTGATGTACCCAGTCGCCCCGTTGGCAATGCTTGTCGAGTTGACAATGCCGAACGCCACGTCCGAGGCGCTGGACACCTTCGCGACCCGTGGCGCACCCGTGCCGTTGTTGTACCCGGTGACCTTGACCACATCGCCCTTGACCAACGCTTCGTCCGCAATGACGAATACGTCGATGTTCCCAGCCGCGACCTCGTGCCACGTCGTGCCGTCATCGTACCAGAGCTTGTAGACGCCCGTATCGGCCGTGATCCACTTGCGCCCAGCGGTTCCAGCGCTCGGGCGGGAGGCCAAGCTGGACGACTGGACGTGGATGCCTGTGTCGGCGTCGTGCGCGACGTAGGCCGTGCGGATCGTGTTATCGTTGCCGCGGACGACGTTGGCGTCCAGCGGGCCACCATTGACTGGGGTGGCAAAAGCGGAGACTGAGTGTGAACCGACCGTCGTAGCCATCAGCGGCGTCCCAAGGCAAAGGTTTCAATTTCCATCCGGCTAAAGACAGGCAACGCCTGCCCAGAGTCGGTGATTGTCATATCGACATAGTATCCGTTCCCGCCCATCGGGATGCGGTAGTTACGGCTCCCAGATCCACCCCAGATCCCGGTATCCCAGTTCTCGAGGATAGACCAGATGCCTGCCGAGCTGGGGGGGAGCTGGTAGCTTCCCGCCGTCTCATCGGTCGCCCACGAGACGGAGCAGTTCTTAGACCCTTTGAGCTGGGCGGTGAGGTAGCCCCAGCGGAGGGCCTTGGCCAGCGCATCGTCCCCGCAGTACATCCGGTGCATCTGGGCGACCAGCGCATAGGTCGAGCCCCCCGTCCCGTCCGCGTTGGCGTTATCGGTGTAGATCAGCGGGGCGTCGCAGAGCGAGACCCAGCCATCGGCATCCCCGCGCATGACCACGGGCAGGCCGTCGTCGTCGATGACCTCGAAGAAAGCCGTCGTGTCGGGGGAGATGTAGGCGTTATCCCACGGTCCGGACCACGCATTGAGGACCAAGTGGTACTGATAGCACCCGATGCCCGGGATCGAGATCCAGAGCTCCTTGGTCGCCCGGTTGACCACGCACCGGATGTTGTCAAACTCCGCGGCGGACAGGGAGCGGATGAGCGGGAGGAGCGGGTCAGGCTGGGCCGGAGTCCCGACCGGAGCCACCTCCATCTCGTTACAGCGGTACAACCCACGCTCCGAGATAAAATAGGCCACGTTATTGCTGGCCACGATCGACTTCGCCGCGATCGTCCCCACGTCCGCGGTCAGGCCTGCAGGCTGGACCGTAATGTCGTCTTGGCTGTAGCCCGTGAGCCTCGAGATACCGCGGCGGTGGAAGATCAGCAGGCTGGTATTGATCGAGGCCAGCCCGATCACCACCTCGTCACCGAAGGTCCGGACGATGATCTGCCCGCCACCCCCAGCGCCGTAGCCGATGGTGTCCCCATCGTTGAGCGCCGAGTAGAAGATGCTGTCCGGGTAGGTGCTATTCCCGCACCCCCAGAGCCGCTCGTTGTGGACCTGAATGGTCTCGACCGCCACCGAGTTCGCAATGTTGGTCGAAAGTGTCGTGCCGTTCCACTTATTGATCAGTCCGCCGTCCGCGATGTACACCACGTCTGTTCCCGTGCCGTCACGGAACTGGGCGAACGTCGGGGCCACAGAGGTCGAGAGTGTCCCGGTCCGGGAGGTCCACGTTACCGGGAAGGCCCCGTAGGTGGTCGTGTAGAGCGTCCCGTTGGCGACCGCCAGTATCTGCTCGGTCCCGTTGTCCTTACTCCAGTTGAAGCCGTTGAGCACCGGATTCGCCGTTAGGACCGCGCTCGAGATGCGCTGGGTGCCGCCCCGCTTGGTAATGGCTCCGTAATCGGTCAGCCGCCCGTTGGCGGTCTGCCGCAGTTGCTGAGGCGCAAGCGAGAGATCATCCGAGATGGAGTTCAGCCCCCCGTTCATCGCGGGTTGCTGATCCGTAATGCGTTGCCGCCCAGATGAGAGCCGTACCATCAGCCGCCCCACATCATCGCATAGTCCGGGAACTGCAGGAAGGTCGGGTTCCCCGTCAACCGCGCAATGTCGCCAAGGAGCGCCTCACGCCGTTGCTGGGCCAGCGCAAACAAATCGCCCGCCGCCTGCGACTCCGCCCCGCCCTTAGCTAACGCCATCGCGGCCGCACACAAGGCCAGCAGATTCTCGTGGCCCGTGGGAAAGTCCACCGTCGAGGCCGACGAAGCCAAGTTGTCAAACGAGGTCGGAATCCAGTTGACCCCAACCTGCAGGCTCTGGCTCGCCGTCTGCGGCAGGATCTGCACCGACTCGCCCAGCAAGTAGTACTGACGATCGTAGCTCAGATAGTCTTCGGTCCCCGACAGCGCGAGCGGCACGTTCCGGAAGTCCGTCTCCCGGTACACCGTGTTCGCCCCATCGGTCAGCGTGATGATCTTGTAGGTGTTCTGGGCAGTGTCGCCACCACCGCTGTTCGTGTCAGCAAACGTGAACTGCCCATTGCTATCGGTGGTTACCGAACGCTTGGCGAACCGATAGTAGGGGTTCGTGTTCAGCATCCCCTGCCACTCATCCCGAAACGCCATATCCAACAGCGAATACAGGAAGTTGTCACTCCAGCGATCGGAGTTCGTGGCGTCAATCCAATCTCGCGTTCGATCCAGATACGTCGCCTTAGTCCACGCCATTGCTTACTCCGCGAGAGTGACTTTCTTGCGTCGGCCAGTCTTCTTCAAGGGAGCGGTCACGTCGGCCATCGTCTGCTCGACCGCCTCCTCCATTGCCTGCGCCACGGGAGCCGTGGCCTCTTCGGTGTGGTAATGGTTCATCTTGCTTAGCATATCCCGCGCCTCATCGACAGGCCACTCCCGCAGGAGGTGCGTGACGTAGGCGGGCACTTGATCGACATCGCAGTCGTTTGGGATATAGCCGATGATGTCGTGAGCGCTGGACGGCGGTGTCTTGCCCTCCTGCACCCACTGCCAGCGACGGTCGTGTTCCGGCCACTTCCGGACCAGCCGCCATTGCTCAAACGAACTCCACTCGAGCCCGAGATTCGGGTCCACGGCCCGAAGCCGCCGCACCACTTCGGTGGGCGGCTCGGGGTTCCCGCGGAGATTCACGAGAACAGTGAGTGGCATTACTCGAGCACAAGCACTTCGGCGACAAACACCAGCCCGGCGGGCTGAGTGTCGATCGCGGCCGAGTCGGAGACGACGTGGATCTCAAGCGCGTCCCCCTCCTCGAGCGTGAGTTGGGCATCGGTCAAGGTCCCGAGCACCGCCACCGACGACTCCTCGCGGGTGGTCAGCGCCTCGAGGTCGATGTCCCCGGTCAGCGTCACCGCGGCGTTGGCCGAGGCGTCATACTTGCGAAGCGTCGCCGTGATCGCGCCATCCGCATCAGCGGGCACGGTCACGGTGGTCGCCCCGAACCGCGAGACGCGGCACTTCCGCCCCGCGGTCCCGCCGAGCCGGAAGATGGTGGTGGTGTTCGCCGTCAGCGGCGTCGCCCCACCCAGAAAGTTCGCCCCACCGATCTGGCCCGAACGGACTTGCACCGTCTGGACACCAAACCGACCGGGCTTCGGAGCAAAGAAGTTGAGAGGCATAGCAATCAAGAAGTGAGAGACCCACTAAGCGGAGGGTGGGGACTTCCCACCCCCCGCGTTAGTGACTTAGCCCTGCGCGGTGACGTGCGTGTAGAACACGGTGTCGGTGTAGCCAGTGATCGAGCCGTGGCTATTGCGCTGGAGCGCCGCGAGGTTCCCGTAGTACCCGTAGGTCATCTCGAAGGCATCGCGCCCATCGAGCCACCGGACCGGGCCTGCGCCCTCGTACTCCACGAAGCCCCAGTCCTTCGCGTCAACGAGCGCGAGCGACGGGATGTGGATGAGGTACAGGGTCCCAGCGGGGACGTAGTAATCCATCACGAGCGGAAGCCCGCAGACCTCGACCGCCTTGTACCCGCCCTTGATGACCTTGGCGGTGTCCTTGGCGTCGAAGCGGCGCTGGCCGATGAAGCTCTCCATCAGCTTCTTGCCCACGCCCGGGGTCGTCATAAGCAGGAACTCCTGCGGGCGGAGCATCGCGTCCTTGCCCGAGAAGCCCGAGACACGCTGGATGAGATCCCAGATGTCCGACTCAGTCGGCTGGGCGGCATCCGGCGTATCGGTGCCCGCGGTCATCCGGATCGCGTTCCAGATGCCGTAGGTCGAGGCCGACAGCCCGTGGAGCGAGGCATACGACCCGCCACGGTTGGTGATGTTGATGAGGCCGTTGGTGGCCGCATTGTACGAGGTGTCAGAGGCCGAGGCCTTGACAATGATGTCGCCCGCCGCCATCGACCCAATCGAGGTGTCGAGGGTGAGGGTCGAGTTGGCACCCGAGACGGTCGGGATGGCCGAGACCTGCGCCCGCCCGCGGACGGTCGCGCCCGTCGAGTCAAGGACGGCGATGTAGTCGCCGACCGAGATGAGGAGCGAGCCCTGCCCAGCGCCGCTCACGCCGTAGGGCGAGGAGACGATGATCGATACGGTGCTCGAGGCGGTGCCGATGGTGGCGAGGATGCCGTTGCCAGCGCCGTGGAACGACGCCTGCATCATCAGCGCGGAGGCCTCACGGAGCTCCTCCATCGTCTTGCGAGCGAGGGTCTGGAACGCGGCCTCCTTGCTCTTGGTGCCGATGAGCGCGAGCCCATCGACCTGACGGCGGACGTACCCACGGACGACGCCCGTGTTCGCCTGCTTTTCCGTCGCGGTCGTGTCCTTCCCGAACCAGCCCGCGTTCGAGAAGTTGCCGCCAGCCGGACGCCCAAGGACCACGTCCCAGTAGACGCCATTGCCGCCCCAGCGGAGGTTCTTCGGCCCGCCCTCGCGAGCCTTGGAGAGTTGCGCGACGAGCGGGGTGACCGTGTTCTGGACCTTCTCGCGGAAGTTCGCATACACGTTCTTGAGCAACCCAGCCAGTTCGCTATCGGTGATAACAGTCGGATTCGGCATTGCTTGATATTCCTAAGGGTTAAGCTCCCAGCACCGCGTCGATCGCCGATTGCACGGCGTCTTCCATTATGTCATCGACGTTGGTAGGAGCGGGTCTGGACTTTGGAGCCGGAGCGGCCCCACGTCCCACGGGTTTCATCGCCTTGGCCACCGTGGCCTTGGCTTTCTGCGTCTGCACCGAAGCGGCCTTGGTCTCCGCAGGTGTGGCGGCCGGAGCGGTCGCCGGGGTGGAGCGCTTGCCCCACTTCTCCTGCCGCGACTCGTTCAGGCTCTGCGCCCACGGCGCGACCTCTTCGATGAGGAACTGATTGACGTAGTTGTACTGGTCCGGCGTCAGGTAGCCCTTTCGCCCTTCCAGTTGCTTGACATACAGGGTCACCTTGGCCACCAGCTCTTCCGGCTCAACCGCAGGCACGGCCGAGGCGATCATATCGAGCGCAGGCGTCAAGGTCTGGGTGAAGTACTGTTCCCCGGTGCTGGCAATGCGCTGAAGCTCCATCTGCTGACGCTGAGCTTCCAACTGCTCGCGCTCGCGCTGGAGGCGCATCTCCGGCGTGTTCATCCGATCCCACACGTCCTTCTCGTTCAGATACCGATTCTCATCGGTCATCAGTTGCTCGAGGTAGGCATTCTGCTGAGCCAGCTCTTGCTTGTAGGCCTCGAGCTCTTGCTGGGCCTGAAGCGCCTGCTGTTCAATCGAGCGGAAGCGTTGCTCGCGCTGTTCCGAGTAGATGCCGTCCGCGGCGAGGCGCACGACCTTGTCGAGCGGGTCGGTGCGGGTCTTGCCACCCGGCGTGGTGTAGGTGATGGTCATATCCGGCAATCCCTTAATCTCCGCCCCCGCGACCTGCACGGTGAGCGGGACGATCGGCTCGCGATCCGCGAGCGGGAGGTCCGGAACAACGGGGGTCTCGGTGGCGGCATCGCCGTCGGTCTCGCTCGGAGCCTCTGCCTGCGCCTCGGCCTCGGCGCTGGGTGCGGGCGTCTCCTCGCCTTCCGCGGTCTCAACCTCGCTCACCTTGGTAAAGCGGCCTTTCTCGTCCCGGCTTTGCTCGTACACCTCGTCGGTCGGGAGTGCGGCCTGCGCCGCCTCCGTCGCGAGCTGATCCAAGTACGCGCCTGTATCGACTGGCGTGGCCTCGGCTGGGGCTGATCCGGCGTCTCCGGGGAACGTTGGGGCGGTCATCCACTACTCCTGAAAAGGGGTCCGTTACTGCGGGGCAAAGGCCTCGAACATATTCGCCGCGCCTTGGGCTGTTGCGGGTTCCACCGCAATGCCGGGGAGCAACGCCTGCGTCGGGGCCATTCCCGGTGAAGGAGCGAAGGGACTTTCCCCACCCATCGCTTGGGGTCCTGCAGGTTGCGGAGCCGGAGCTTGCGCCCCGCCGCCTTGCTTGGTCGCCGCTTGGTTAGCCAGCTCACGCCAGCGAGCGTCGGCGACTTGAATTACATCCTCGTCGATGTCGTCTTGCAAGAGAATCTTGCGCTCGAGCACGTCTTGGTGAATCGATTCGTTATCCTGCCACCGCATCGGCGGTACGTTCTGCCGCGTCAGGATGGCATCCGCGATCCGGTTGGCCCGAGCCTCTTGGTCCGCATCCGGCGACTGGATCGCCTTGGTCATTGCGAACGGCATTAGCTTGCGGTACTGCATCGGATCGATGATCTGCTTGTTAAACATCTCGTCCAGCAAGAAGAGCCGCATTGCCTTGGGCATCGGCATCAGCGTCTCCGGCTCAACCTTCACATCCGCGGTGCCGTCAAAGTCGTCGGCCTTGAGCGCCCGAGCGAGATCGGGGCGGCTCTTGCCAACGGCCCCAAGATCCCGCGGCACGTCATAGCCCCACGCCATCCCGGCCAGTTGCACCTTGGCCCAGTCGGTCATCGCGTTGGCGATCGCCAGCACCGACGGCGCGATCACGCGGTCGAGTTGCTCACGGGCCGCCAAGATCGCCCGGCCGGACGCCGAGCTTGAGAACTGGCCACGGCTGGTGTCGTTGTAGCCCGAGGCATCCTCGAACGCCTTCTTCTCCAAGGCCAGCGCTTCCTTCACGTCGTTGGCGACCGAGAAGCCGGGCATCGGCACGACGCTGTCGCCGATCGAGCCCGCGCCCGTCACCTCGACGATCGAGGTCAGGCCGCCGATGAA